TAACTATGCTTTCTTTCATGCCACGATCAATGTAGAAATTACTGAGGAACTAGAAGAAGATGGGCTATTGGAGTTTTCCTACTCAATTAACAATGTTCGTGAAGCAGTACCTCTGCCAAAACAAAGTGTCCGTAAAGGGCATCATATTATCCACTTATATTTGCCAATCCAAGTGATGGAGAATCGATCTTACTTGTTTAGAACACATTTAAAGTCGAGTATCGGCGGAGTTATTCCAGCAAGGCATATTCAAGCGACCATTAATGGTCAAGGATTGTATGCTCAAAATGTTGAATGGGACGGGATCATTACTGTTTCAGACTTTCATAGAGGATTTGTGTTGGGGAGGAAACCTTTGTTGCTTAGTGAGCATACTGCCATTGTTAGAACAGGTATCGTTGATCCAATCGATCTTGATTTAAAACCAGAATGGGTTCCACTAGAATTTAATCGAGAGGGACTGGTATTAGGAAGGCACTTTGATGGTCTAGAAGCAAGAGATGTCCATTATTTGCACTCTGAATATCAACTAAATTTTAATCGTGAGGGACTTAGTTTGGGTATTCATACAACAAATATAGAAGGAGAGCAGTTCGATGAACTTTGAAGGGAAATGTGAGATTCAATTAACAGACGCAATAAGTGGAAATGTAAGGACGTTTAAAAGTGAAAATATGTTTACCAATGCATTACAGAATATTTTAGAAATGCCAATGGAAATTTTTAAGGATACAACGAACACAAATATTATGACTGAGATGCTAAACCCAATTGCTACAAATGCACTGGGTGGAGTTTATCTTTTTAGAGATAACATCGAGGAACATTTGGAAAATGTAGTTCCGCCTTTTGCAGAAAATCTACTAACAGGACACGCCGGGGGGCCATACAGTGGTATGGAACCTCGACGAGGAAATTATAATGCAGATGAAAGTGGAGTTGTTGATGGTGGCTTTCGTTTTGTTTGGGATTTTTCAACGAACCAAGCGAATGGAACAATAAGCAATGTTTGCTTAACTTCAAGGCTAGGCGGAGACATCGGAGCCGGACAGCCTAACACTGGTGCTAATCATCCCATGGGTACTTTTGCTGGAACTATTAACCCTTGGGGAGGCGGTGCAGAAGGAATTAGTGAGAACATTCAACAGATTGGTGACATAATTTACACTGCCTCAGCTGGATCAAATATTATATATGCTCCAGGAAGCAGTTTGGTTATTAGAAGTTACGATAATAGAACTTCTGATATTGGTATTAACGATGTCTTGTATCGTTCGAGCCAATCACTTGCGACATCTACTTTAATAGAAGCGAAAACTTTAGTAAATGATAGTCAGGTAACTCTTACGACACCACTCAGGTGGTTTAATTCTAGAGATAAAAAAGCCCATTCTGTGTATGCGAATTCGGCAGACGAACTTCATTACGCAGTGATTGATTTGGAGCATGCTGAAATCATAGAATCTAAAATAATAACTGCCAATGGCTTAAATGCTCCTACATCAATAGCTGGAAGATTGATTAACTATTTTATCAGAAAAGGAGAAATATATTTAATAACAGATGCTGATACGATTAAGAAAGTTTCGATAGACACGGGAGCTGTTACCTCATTGGAGATCGAAGGTCCTAGAAATTTTTCGGTAACTAGTTTCTTTCAGGGTTTCAATTTTGAAGACACATTTTGTGGATTTTATACACAGAATGGGGGGACATATGCTGTACTTCTGCCTGGTGACAAGATGTTAGTATCTCAAAATACGAGTTTATCTGCTGCTAACAGAGCTTTGACAACTTTAGTAACAAAACACGATAAATTAAAGTATCCGTGGGCAGTCTATACAAGGCGACAAAATGTTAGTTCTTCACAATTTTCATATGGATTGCAATACCCTTATCTAGCAACGATAAACAATATTGGTAGTGTGACAAAAACACCGTCACAGACGATGAAAATTATTTACACCGTGACAAAGACATCAGTTTAGAAGGAGTCATATATGGATTTTAGTACATTAACAATCACCGAGGGGATCGCAGTGCTGTCTTTTGTAGGTGGAATGATATTTGGAATTTCGAAGTTCTACGCTATGTTTACTAGATTAGATAGCACACTTGAAAAGCTTGAAAAAGCTATTAGTAAGCTCGAGCAAGTCCAAATTGATTACGGTGATCGGTTGTCAAGGATTGAAGAACAAATCAAGACGCTTTTTAATAGGACAGGAGGGAAATAGAAAATGAAAGAAATTTTAATAGCAGCAACAGTGATCGAGTTCCTGGTTTTGGGAATTACAGGCTTGATCAAAACACAAATCAATAATTATCGAATATTGCCAGTGATCAATTTGATTGCTGGCATTTTGCTTGGCATTTTGTATGCATTGTCGTTCGTGCAAGAAGATATCATTTTATACGCTTGGGCAGGAGCAGCAGCTGGTTTGGCAGCTAGTGGGCTATTTGATTTAGGATCTAGCGTGATCAAGCAGGAGAATGATCATATCGATTACGGAGATGGTCAAAGCGAGACGGAACGGACGCATTATACAACGGATTTAAAAGATGAGGAGTAGCCGATTGGCTGCTCTTTTTCTATATCAAAAAACGGAGGAAGCAATATGACAAAAATTGTAGATTTACGAGGCGATTCAAGGATCATGGGACCAACGAACCCCAACAGATCCGTGGCAGGCATCACAAAAATCGCTCGTCACCATTCAGCAACTGCAACAGGAGATGTATTTGCGTTTCAAAACGGGTGGCGTAATCAAGGATGGGGCACTGGTGGCTATCACGAGGTGATCTTGCACGATGGAACTGTGCAGCGAGTTTATAATGACAACGTGACCGCAAATGGTGTTCAAGGTCACAATAGCACGACTTACCATATTTGCTTGGTCGGTAACGGCACATTTACAGCTGAACAAGAAGCGACTTTTGATGCTCGAGCACGTGCGGCGATGGATCGTTTCGGTTTGAAAGCTGACGATGTATTAGGTCACAACGAGTTTAGTGGGAATGCAACATCTTGTCCAGGAACGAACATGACGACTGTACGGAATCGTTTGAAGGGGGCTTCTGGTGGGTCAACACCGACCCCAGCGCCAAATCCTACGCCTACTTATGCTACAGAGCCTTGGAACAAACGTCAGGTGGTCAGTACGGATGTATTAAACGTTAGACGTCACCAAAACACTCTGTCAGATGTGCTGCGTCAACTGAAGCGTGGAGATACTTTTAACGCAACACGTTTGACCAGAAATGGTGAACGTGTCAATGGATTTACCACATGGTTTGAAGTCGATGGGATCGGTTGGGTATCTGGTGCATTAGTTAATGAGGTATCTAATAATAATACAGCTGCAGCAACACCGCCGGCTAACGTTTGGCATAGTCGTTCAGGAACCGTCACGATTACTGCAGCAGCTGGTATCAATCTACGTGGTACATCTAGTGGAGATACTACTACGCCGACTAATCTAGGCATTTTGGCTTTATTAGGTCGTGGTCAACAAGTGAAATATGATCGTGTGTTAGTCCAACGTAATGGTCATGCTTTTGTGCGTCAGTCTCGTGACGGTGGATTTGGTTGGTTAGCTATTGGACCAACGAAAGATGGAAAAGTGACATCTTATTGGGTCAGCGGTATTAACGTATAAATGCGACTATTGCCCTATTAACATAAAGCGATAACATTTTTGAAATTTATTCAGTGAAATCACCTAGTATTCTGATAGGCCAAAACAGGTTGGAACTTGTTTGTCTTAAAAGAAGATGATATATTTAATATGTATATTACACATTTTTCACTAATATAAATTTTATGAGGAGAATAACGTGGAAAAAGAGATTTCAATTTTTACTATTAGCTCTTTAGCTGTATATGAAGCGGATAAAATCACTTTTAATGATAGATGTACAACATTTGATATTAGTTGGTATCTCATAACTGCAGCTGCTTCTATTTTAAAATTAATGTATTCTCCTCGGAGTGATTTTCTAGAAGCTCTCGTATTTATGATGTTGTTTGTTGTACCTATAGGTGTAAAGCATTTATTAGCACTAGACGTATATAAAGGTATAAGAGATAGTCTTAGTGGGACAAAAAGATTTAATTTCATAAATATTACCGTAAATATAGTGTTATTTGCATCAATTTTAGGCTTACTTTTGCTGGCACTTGTGAATACAATAGTGGAGTATAATGATACAATTCAATATATTTTGATTACCATACACGTACTTATTGCTTTGGTAGGAATTTATGATAGAATCACCGTGAAAATCAATCCAAAATTTGAAAGTAGAGAAGGAGAGGAGTTTAATGATTGATCTAGTTCTTTTAGGTACTATATTTTTAGCAGTAAGTGCTTTATTAATCTTTGTTTCCTTGGTTCTAGTTGCCTATGTGCAAATCGGAGATTTGCATCTTGCTGTTGCTGCAACAATTTTAACTCTGAGATCGATAAATTATACTAAGAAAAAGGAGACTATCGATCGTTTCAGACTTGAGGTCACTGAATTAATTTACGATCAACTTCAAGTTATTATGAATAAAACAGATGAAGAATTGAAAAATAAAAATAATATTAATACTGATAAGGTGAATGAGTTAAGAAAAGAAATCAATGAAATATTAAATACTAATCCTAAGTACCTTATTACTGAAAAACAAATGATTATTCTATTAAAAGCGTCTGATTCATACAGCTTTTTTGCAAGTTTTAAGAAGACAGTTGGTATTGCAGAAAGTTTGCATATTGAAAGCAGAAAGTCTTTCGCCAAAGATTTAAAAAAAGAACAGCTAAAAGCTATTAAGTTAGATCTTCTTTACGCAGATTTACCTAAAGAAAAAGATTTAGTAAAATCACTATTAGTTTAGATATGTTATAAAGTAAAAGCCCTGTCCTTAACTGGATAGGGCTTTTTTGCGTTCTGCGATTAACTGCTCTAATTCTGCCAATTCCTCAAGAGATGCGTTTTTGATGTAACCTTTTGCGCCAGAGCGATTGCGGACGTGTTTCATTTGTTCTTTATTCTTTTCTTGCCATTTTCTCGATGCTTTAAGTTGAGCATCAGATGTTTTCTTTTCAGTCAACACTCGCACTCCTTCCTAAAAAAGTTGAATAAGTTTCATTACGATAGAGATGGCGATTAAAACCATAAGTATCACCAAGGCGGAATTTAGAAGTTTCCTTCTTTTCATATTCTTCGACATTAGATTCATTCCTTTCATTATGATATAATCAAAGGGAAGGGAGGGCTTTCGCCCTATCCCTAGTTGTCGAGAAGCTTGATTAGCAGTTCGAGTAACTTTTCAATTATGGCTAGTATCGCTAGTACTAAGCCAATTTTGATTGTTAGTTGCTCTTGCTTTTCAAGCTTTTCTTTTTCCCTTCATTGTTTCCTCAATAATTTCAACTCCTTTCTATACTTATATTATATATCGGATACATATATTTGTTAACGATTTTATTCAAAATAATGAAAAAAGTAGCCATATTTTGGCTACTTTAAATTGAATTATAAGGTGTTATATAGTAAAGAAAATCATGCTTTCCTAAAACAAAATCGACGTAGAAGAGTACGCAATCTTCCCCGAAAATTGATTCCTGAGATTCTGAAATAGAGTCTGGAAATTCAATCAAGAAAGTATTTCGATCAACATAGGCTTGTTCATATTGAGTAATAAGATTCATACATCAAACCACTTTACTTCATTATAATAGTCAACATTTCGTATTTCATCATAATGGACAAGAGTGTCGTCTAAATAAATTCCTAGATCATCGTAACCTTTCAACGTACCTGTAACATCAGGCATGAATTTATCATCTACAGTGTAGTTGAGCTGTATAGCTAGTTTCTTACTTTTTGTGATTGCTGTTTGTAAGAATTCATTTATTTCTTCTTCTGCCATTTCCGGCTTAGCAGGGCAGGTGTACTTCAACTCTTTATCTATTCTTGCGATGTCGGTTGTATGCTCTGACAAGAAGAATCCTATCCATTTCAATTTTTTTCTGTCTTCATACGGTTTCAGAACGCTCATACATTTATCCCTCCTTAATTGAATTATACGAACATTCGTTCTCTTTGTGAAGCGAACAAGTCTATAAATTAATCTTCATATCTTTTAATTAGCTGTTAGACTGCATTAGGATAGAATAGAAGAAAAGTTCGCTTGTTGTGGGTCAATATGTGGGTCAAATTGAGGTTTTAAAAAAAGAAGTTCGCAAACGCCTTGGTTATCAGCGTTTGCGAACT